CCTTGCTGGGGCTGGCCAGACTTCCAAGGAATCGAAAAGCAACGGCATCCTAAGCAGCCTGTTCGGTTAAGGAGAGCAGAAATGCCCGGCATCGTAGGAAACATCATCGGCCTCGTTCGCGACGTCAACGAACACAAGAAGGCCGCGCGTATTCAGGACGCGGCGCAGAACTACCTGACCGACCCGGACGGGACGGCCAGTGCGCTCATGTCCATCGACGCCCCCACCGGCATCGCCTACCATGACAAGAGCATCGCCGACCAGACTGCCGCCCGAAAGGCGCAGACTGATCAAAACGCGGCTGACTGGGTGACCCTTGGCCGGGGCCTCCGCGGCATCGACCCGAAGGACATTCCGGGCGCTGTACAGAAGCTGACGCCGTGGTTCCAAGCGCAGGGCATCCACCCTGACCGGATTGCCGCGTTCACGCAAGCCGCCACCGCTGACCCCGAAGCGTTCAAGTACATGGACGACGAGTCGTGGAAGAACGCCTCCAAGGATATGTACACGACCACGGTCGTCACGCCCGGCGCAACGGCGATGCGGAACGGCGCGCCAGTCTATCGCTCGCCATTTGCGCAGCGCACGGTGACTACCCGTGGCGGCGACGGCGCAGCGCGCACAGACTCGTTCGACCCGAACACCGGCCAGTGGAATACCAACACGAACCCGAACGACACCGGCTACGCCCCTCCCGGGAGCCCGCCGATGACCGCTGGCGGGGTCGCCCCCGCCGCGCCCTTAACGGTTGAGGGTCTGCGCCCGCACTTCAAACAGCAGGAGAATGGCGGCAGCTACGAGGGACATAATGACCTCGGCATGCAGGGCGGCTACCAGATAAACCCGAAGACCGGTCCGGCGCTGGCGAAGAAGCTGGGCTTGGCGTGGCGTCCCGACATGATGGAAAAGAGCGACCCGGCCAGCCAGCGCTATCAGGACGCCATCGGTGGCGCAGCTATCCAAGACGCTATCGATCACAGCGGCGGCAACCCGGCAGCCGCGTTCTCGTACTACTACAGCGGCAGCCCGACGGCCTACCTGAACCCCAAGGGCAATCCCAAGACCGCCAAGTACGTGGCTGACATGATGGAGCGCACTGGCATGACTGCGCCCGCTAGACAAGATCAGCTGCCCGTGCACGGCACCGGCACCGGCTCGCCGGTCGTACCGGCTGGCGGTCCCACCATGCCCGGCAAGCCCATCAAACAGGTTCGTCCGGCGACCCCGCAGGAACTGGCCGCAGCTGGATACCCGGCTGGCTCGGCCGGGCAGGTGGACGAGACTGGAAAGTTCGTCAACCTCAGGATGCCTAGCGCTGCCTCGCAGGTCGCTCAGACCAAGTACAACGACGCGCAGGTGAAGAACGGCTGGCTCCTGTATGATCAGGCCGACAACATGGAGAAGTTCGCCACCCAAGCGCTTAACTCGCCCGGCTTGGACACGGCCACTGGCACGATTGCTGGCCGCGCGCCGGGCTGGATGCTGGGGCAGGATGCACAGGACTTCCAGAACAGTGTCGGCGCGCTGAAGGGTAACGTGCGGCTGGACCAGATGCTCAAGCTGAAGAACGCGAGCCCTACCGGCGCAACCGGTCTCGGCAGTGTGTCCAACGAAGAGGGCCGCGCGCTAGAGTCCGGCTACGGTTCGCTTGATCTTACCGGCAGCCCAGCCAAGGTGCGACAGACTCTGCAGAATATCGTCGCCACCGCCCGCAAAATCAAGGAGCGCCAGCAGCAGGGTCTCCAGAGGAGCGGCCACTGGGCAGATCGGTTCCCTGATCAGGCGGCTACACAGGCTGCACCCGGCGCTCTGCCCCCGCCGCCCGTTGGGACGATCGTCAGCACCCGCAGCGGTTATCAGCAATATACGGCCCAAGGTTGGAAGCCGTTCACGCCGAAGAGGAAGCCCTAATGCCTCAGCCGCAGTACGCATTGCCCGAAGGGGCAACGATCGTTCACATGCCAACGGAGACCGCCGCCGCACCCAGCGCAATGGCACCGTCTGCGCCAGCGGATGACGGCTCGCAGGTCGGCGAACTACCGGACGCAGCGCCTACCCCGCTGCCCGCCGACGCTCCCCCGCCACAGGCTGTCCCCACCTTCATGGGCGTTCCCCCGGCCAAGGACGGCAAGGAACTTCATCGGGGACTCGACACGCTGGTCGCGCTGCGCGCCCCGCCGGAAACGGTGCAGGGCTACATAGACGCGAGCGGCTATCAGTTCCACGGTAAGGACCAGAAGTGGATAACCGAAACCTACCCGGCCTATCTCAAGTCGCTGCCCAAAGACCCGAAGTCCACGAAGGCCCACGTTGACTGGACCGTCAACAGTCCCGACACTAATCCTGAAGTTGGCGTCGGCTCGGCGGCGTTCAGCGGTCTCAAGGCTGGTGCGCTCATGGGCTTCGACGACGAACTGCAAGCTGTCGCTGGCGCTGCCGGTAACAAGATCGGCAACTGGCTGGGGCTTAATGCCACTGACGCCAGCATAGGCGACGTATACGACCAGATACTTGCCAAGAACCGCGCGGCGAAGGACGAGGCCTATCGTCAGCATCCGCTTGCCTACGGCGCGGGCTACGTCCCCGGCGCTATCATCAGCAGCCCGGTCATCGGCGGCAAGCTGACGCAGGGCGAGTCGCTGGTCGGTCGCGTGGTTAACGCGGCCCACTCGGCGGGCAAGGCTGGTGCTATCACTTCTGCCGGTAACAACGAGGGCAGCCTCACCGACAAGGTGCAGTCCATGCCGGGCGGATACGCCACGGCAGCGCCGGTCGGCGTTGCGACGTATCCGCTGGGCGTCGGTGTGAACAGCGTACTCAGCCGCCTGAAGGTGCGCTTGATACCCAAGCCCGCTGAGACTTCGGGCCTCGACGTTCTGCAGACCCGCGCACCGCAAGACCCAGCGGCCATGCGCCAGCGCTCGCAAGACTTCAACGACGCTGGCGTACCGCCCCGGCTTGTCGACGTTGTAGACGAAAGCGGTCACGGCGTTATCCGCGACGCTTCTGGCAAGATGACGCCGGGCCGTCAGGCGGTCACCGAACACGCTGATCAGGTGTATACCGACACGCAGAGCCGAATCGCCAATCAGGCGCGCATACATATAAGCGACCGCCCCGGCACCGCCTCCGGCGTGGCTGACGCTGTGAAGGCCGACCGGGAAGTCGCGGTAGGCGACGCCATGACCCCCATCCGGGGCGATCGCGTACCTATAACGCCCGATATCGCTAACGTCCTAGCCACCCGCGAGGGGCAAGCGGCGCTGCGCACTGCCGAAGGGCTGATGACTGACCACGGCGACCGCGCGCTGGCTCGTCAGTTGCTGAGCGCAGCCCGCAAGGCAGCCAAGGGTCCAGCCGACCCTGAGGATGCTTTCCGCGCTGAAGTCAAGGGCTGGGACGAACTGCCGCAGCCGGTCAAGGATGCGTACAAGGCGCAGCGCCCTGACCTGCTGGAACAGGTCGATCCGTTCAAGGACGTACATCTGACGGTCGACATGGCCGACAAGTTCGCGCGGGCGATGAAGGGGCGCGGCTCCAGCAATCCGGGGCTGGAGCGCGTGGCCACCCAGTTCTCCAATGCGGTACGCGGCGAAGCCCGCGCCGGGTCCAGCCAGTACGACAAGGCGATGACCGACTACGCTGATAGTTCCAAGGTGATGAACGCCGCCGCTGGCGACGGCCCGCACAAGGGCGTCAACTTCATGAGCGATGCCACTACGCCCGAGGACTTCGCAGCGTCTGTGAACAACGCTGGCAAGAACGTGCCGGACGGCGCGCCGATTAGCGAAGCCGAGGCTATCCGCATGCGCTCGCGGGATGAGGTTGTTAGCGCTGCCACGGGCAGCGCTGGGCAGAACGCTCCACGGACTGCTCGCCAGCTTGCGCGTGGCGGTACACAGCGCGCCAAGAACGCGGCGCTGCTAGGCCCCGAGGGCGCTCAGAAGCTGGAAGCCTCCATGGGCAAGGAAGTCAAGCGCTACGACAATACGCGCTATATCGACCCGCGCACCGGCAGCCAGACCGCTGGCCGCGAGCACGATGCTATCGTTGACGGCGCGGCTGACGCCATGATCAACGCCAAGAGCGGCGGAACGTGGGCCGTGGTAAAGACGGCTGGCCAGTGGCTTCGCCGGGGCGGCATCCGCAACGTAGACGCCGAGCGCCTTAGCCGTCAGGCGGTTAGCAGCGACCCGGCTGAACTTGAGAAGGCAATAAACTATCTCGAGCAGAAGGGCATGAAGCGGGAACGCGCTCGGCAGTTCATGTCCAACTTCACTTCGGCTCTTAGCGGCGCAGCCACGAACAACGACCGTAACAAGCCGCAACCCCCGCAGAACTCTGTTGATGCTGTCGTAAGATCAGGAGCCCAGTGATGAAGACCGGACCCAATGGACAAGCATTAATCAAGTCGTTCGAGGGCTTCGCCCGCGTTCGTCAGGACGGCATGGTCGCCGCCTACCCCGACCCCGTAAGCGGCGGAGCGCCGTGGACCATCGGCTGGGGAAGCACCGGCGCGGATATACGCAACGACACCGTCTGGACGAAGGACCAGTGCCAGCAGCGCTTCGACGCGCACTTGGCCAACTTTGAAGACGACGTCAACGAAATGCTGGGCAACCATCCCGTCAACCAGAACCAGTTCGACGCCATGGTAAGCTTCGCCTACAACCTCGGTGCATCGGCGCTCAAGGGCAGCACCCTGTTCCGCAAGCACTGCGCGGGCGACTACATGGGCGCGAAGGCCGAGTTCGTCAAATGGAACCGGGCTGGCGGTCACGTGGTCGACGGGCTGACCCGCCGCCGCCGCGCCGAAGCCGATCTGTACTGGAGGCCATGACATGTCAAGAGTAGGACGCCTATACCCCACGGCCGATCTCATGCGATCAGCGGCGGCGCGCGACGTTACCGACGGTGACGTGATGGCCAAGGCGCTGGTCGTAGTAGTCGAGTCTCTTCAAGTGACGACTATCGATCGCTCTGGGGAGATCGAAACCGGAGGCGTGGCCCAGAACTTCATGCCCGCAAACCAGGAGCGGCAGGGATGGATAATACAGAACTACTCCACTTCGCCGCTGTACATATCCGGTCTGGGGACTGCTTCGCCGAATGGCGATAGCCTCATGATACCCGGCGTCGTCGGCGCTGGGTACATTGCAGAATTTGTCAGTGGAGCGGCGCTAAGTATCTTCGGCGCTGTGTCTGGCCAGAAATTCTACGCGAGGGAGTGGTAACATGGGGTTCTTCGGCGCGGGGGGCTCAGGCTCCCCCGGACCTACGGGGCCTAAGGGCGATACTGGGGACACTGGTCCAGCTGGACCCACAGGTCCGACTGGGCTGACAGGTCCCACTGGACCAGCTGGAACTACGGGTCCTAAGGGCGATACTGGGGACACTGGTCCAGCTGGACTTATGGGTCCGGCCGGGCTGACAGGTTCCACCGGACCAGCTGGACCTACGGGTCCTGCGGGTCCTACGGGTGATACTGGTCCAGCTGGGCTTACGGGTCCGGCCGGGCTGACAGGTTCCACCGGACCAGCTGGACCTACGGGTCCTGCGGGTCCTACGGGTGATACTGGTCCAGCTGGGCTTACGGGTCCGGCCGGACCAGCTGGACCCACGGGTCCGACCGGGCCGACAGGTTCTACTGGACCCGCGTGTACTCTTATACCTATTCTCAAAGCGAGCGGAACTTTTCTGTCCACGGCGCGTAACGCTTCGGCCCTGACCACGGTGGCCGGAGTAGCGGGGCGCATAGACCTTGTTCCCTTCCGCCCTAGCGAAGATATAAGCATCACAGCTTTGTCATTGGAAGTCACTACGCTGGTTTCCGGCTCGCTTATGCGGGTCGGCGTGTACGCGTCCAACGCTAATGGGACGCCCGCCGCTCTGATATCCGCCAGCGCTTCGGGTGATCTATCCGGAGCCGCCGTCGCCACCGTCACGTTCACGTTCGCTGCGCCGATTACGTTCACGGCGGGAACTCTGTACTGGATAGCTGTGCACTTCAGCAGTACAACCGTGCTGCGCGCCATTCCCGTGGCCGCGTGTATGCCCATCAGCTTCGCAGCCGGGTCGGCGGTGAACACAGTCATGCGCGGTACTCAGACCTACGGCGCTTTGCCGACTACGTTGCCGACGCTGACGCCGACCAGTTCGATCGTCCCCATCGTCCGTCTAACTCTGGCCTAGGAACTCACTATGAGATTTGTAAACTATCTTGGCCGCGTGTTCGGACTACTTCTGACGCCGGACGGACGAAGGGCTTGGGCCTTTCTCGCTCTGCTGATGGCCAGCGGCATCATGACTGTCTTCGCGGCTGCGGCCATGTACATTCTGACGGACCACTCCGCCTACGTGTTCTGGCTGGGGCTGGCCGCTCACGTTCAGCTTCTGCTGTGCCTGACCGGGTTCATGGCCATGTTCGTCAAGCGCGATATTGGCTTGGACACGAAGTATGGGTCGCTCAAACTGAAGGACAATCTCAATGACACAACTGTTGAGCATACTAAAGCTGAATCCTTGGAAGTCACTCGGACTTCTGGTCATACTACTTAGCGCCATCGCTGCTATCGTCGCCGGGTGCAATATCGCCCTGTCGCGCGCAAAGCAAGCGGGCAAGGACGAAACACAGGCTCTATGGAATGCCGAGAAGGCCGGGGCCTACAGGGCGGCGTCGGACGTTTCCGGAGCCATCGGTGGCCGTCTAGGGCAGCTGGATGCGGACCTGCACACTGCCCTTGCAAAGCAGGGGGCCGATACCCACACTATTACGAACAACGTGCAAAAGGAGATAATTCATGATCCGCGCTATATCTCTGCTGATTGCTCTGTCACTGACGGCGTGTTCCAAAGCATCAATTCCGCCCGTGGCCTTTCCGCACTTGCCACCCCTGTCGGCCGAGATAGCGGAGCAGTGCCAGCCAGCCCAGCGGGTCAGCGACCCTAGCCTTGGGGCGCTGGTCCAAGCGGATATTGACTTGGCGGCTCTCTATGCCAAGTGTCAGGCGAAGCACGGCGCGGCTGTAGCCGCCTACAACGCTGCGAGAGACAAACTCGAGGGAGTAGGCAAATGACCGACCCGTACAAGGAAGCCATCGCGCGAATGGAACACAGGTTAGACGAACTCATGCAAGCCATGGGCGAAGTGCGGGAGCGCCTAGCCCGCATGGAAGGGGCCGCGCTGCATAATGTAGTAGAAGGACTTAGGGTGGAGCTGGCGGCAGCCCATGCCCGCATCGGGGTATTGGAGGCAGCGCACAATCGCTCGGAGGGTATGATGACCTCGTCCAAGACTTGGGGCGAGTGGACCCACCGACTAGCGCCTTGGCTGGTCGCCGTAGCGCTAGTCGTGTGGAATTATCTCAAGCCTCCGCAATAATCGCCCGAACCCACTTCTCGGCTTCGGAGTAGTCACCCAGCACAGCGGCGCGGATAGCAAATGCTTCCGCGTCGCTGATTTGATCTTGGGCGCAGAACCGGTCAAGGTTAGTCTGCACCGAAGGGATCAGCCTCATAACCACATGGCGCTCGCGGGCCTTCTGCAGATAGTGCAGCGACTTCTCCAAGTCCTCGGTGCCGTTCTTGCCACGCCACCGGGTCACGTACTTGGTGAAGCACCCGATAAGGTACGGCATGTCTGTATCGGTGGCGAAGTCCCAGTGCTGGTACTTGACCTTGTGATAGTGGCTCCCGCCGACTTGGCGGTCATTGGCAGTGGACATCGTACTTCTCCTTCAAGTAATTGTACGCGGCGCACACGCGTTCAAAGACACCGGCGTAGTCACCGCTGAGGAACGGCGCGTCCTCAATAAGCTGCATCACGTAGTCACGGAAATTGCCGTAGGCTTCGTCGATCAGGCGGTTTCCCATGGCCCGCTCTTGGACGCAGAATCGCATGCCGTCCATTGAGTCGCAGACATTGAGCAGCCACGCTTCTTCGGTGGTCAGCGTGGGGAAGTCGACCCCGCGCCCGCCCATGACGTCCTCTTCGTAATCGGCGAAGATTTCGCGTATGCCCATCGCCCGCTTGGCCGGGGCGGGCATATCCCCGGTGATCGTCTCGGCTATGTCGTGGCGTAGCGCCGCCACTAGCAGGGCCGCGCTGGCACCGGGCAGCAGCACCGTGATAAGGCTCGCCACGTTGTAGCTGTGATGGCCCACCGTGTCCGTCTTGGTGATGTACGAGTAGGCGTGGAACCGGCGGACGTTGCCGCCAGCCCACATGAGTTCTAGGTCTTTCACTTGCGGTCCAATCTACGTTGCATGAATTCGGCTGTGGCCTTGCCCCAATCCCCATCGATCGCGGCGGCAAAGCTGGCTGCGCCGAACAGATCAGCAGCTTTGAAGAAGTCCCAGCTACGCAGCATCGGAAGCGCTACGTCGCGGAGAAACGGATGCTCGAGTTCCGGCGCATGCTTGAAGCGCCGGGGCATGCTCTGCGATGGATTGTTCTTCGGCTCGGCAAAGTCCATGAACACCGGCAGGTCACGCTCGAATAGCGGCATGGCCGCCTGACTGAACAGCGGCGTGATCGTCGTGTCCCCGTTGGCGTAGTAGTCGCGCGCCGCGTCGGCCATGGCCAGTATCGGCACCTTCATCACGCCTTCGTACAGATGATAGTTCCAGCTTAACTGGACCATCGTCCCTACTTTGTACCCCGCCTGAACCGCGACGTACTCCAGCAGGATGCTGAAGTGGACCGCGTTCGCGCCGTGGGCTCCCCACAGGATATCGTTGCTGCGGCATATGACGCCCATGTTCAGCTTGCCGTCGGCGACCGTGAAATAGCAGTGAGTATTGCACGGAACGTCCTTGCTACCGTGCAGCGCCTTGTCCATGTCGCAGTCGGCATCCCACATGGCCAGAACGACGCGGCGCGACGTAGGGTTGTCGCGCAGTTCCTTGATTATCGGCACCAGCTGATCGTACATGAAGTGCGCTCGCCAGCGATGGCCATAGGCGGCGGGCTGCGTCTTGCCGCCGTCGTCGCTGTATTCGGCCATGCGCTTGTTGAACTGCGCCAGCCACGGCAGGTCGTTACGCCCGGAGAGCATCCACAGACTCTCGAAAAGGTGGAACACCGGGTTGGCGTCGCGCAACGGGTTGAACAGAACCCGCTCCATGGGGTTGGCCGTCTCGGTGATTGCCGGGCCGGGCCACACGCGCACCGCGCCATTGCGCGACTCCGAGGACTCGACGGCAGGATGCTCCATCAGCAGCAGCCCGTTCGTCAGCGCCTCCTCCACGTTGCGCACCTTGCTAACGGTTGTCGTGAATACCATGTCATGCCTCCTTCGGCTTATAGAGCTGCTTCGGGCGACCTTCGCCCAGCCTGACTCGTTCATACTTGTCGTATTCGCACAGACAGTTCTGTATGTCGTGGGCTGTTAGCGGCTCCCAGGACAGTCGAGCGTTAACGGCATCCCGCAAGGTGGCCAAGCTGGCGCGCCACACGCTTTCCTTCCAGGGACTGTCCGCGGGAAGGCCCATAACCCGCGCAAGGCCACGGCGGCTGCCCGGCCCGCTTGCCGCGAACGTGCCGAAGTCCTCCCACCGCATAGGATTGGCGTACTTGAGGTCCGCAATCACCTGCGCCGCCATGAAGCTGCCGAGTCCCCGGTACTCGGAGAACACCAGATGCACGTTAGCCAGTTGGCCGACGTTGATATTCTTGGTAATCTTGGCCCGGTCGGCCCATAGCGGCTTGAGGACAATGTCGATCACGTAGTCCACCTTGTCCATAGACAGGCCGTTGGTAGAGACGATGTACGCGCCGTTGAAGATCGCGCCGCTATCTCGCACGTACTTCAGCTTCTTTCGCATGACGTCAGGCTTGAACGGTAGGACGTTGTCAGCTATGTAGGCCAGCGTATCTTCCTTGTTGAACAGCCTCGCCACTACGAGCGCGAACCACAGATGGGGATGCCCTCGCCACTTGTCGAGATAATGCTCGAATATCCACTTGGTCACGCGGTCGTCGTTGCGGCGGACGTTGCAGAAGCGGTACTGGCTGATGATCGCATCGGGCCTGTCGACCTTGCGCCCGCCCGCCTTCGCTACGCGGTGGCGTTCGCGCGCGCAGATGAACTTGACAAAGGCCGTGACCGCTTCGCGGGTAGCCTTCATGACAGGCTCTCCATCCAGTCGACAATCTGCGGGGCGAGCACCTTGGGGCTGTGGTACTTGGCCAGCCGCTTGCGACCGTTGGCAGCGAGTTCTTCCAGCTGGGGCAGGATGGTCTTGCCACGCACCTTCTTCGCCAGTACAGCCAAGTCGGTCGCGTCAGTGATAGCAAGGCAGTTCGTGGCCGCGATCATGTCGTCCTTGGGGCGGAGCCACCACGCGCCGATTATCGGCACGGCACCGGCGTCCCACGCCTCGAGGAAGGTGTACTGGGTGCCGCCGCCATCCCGCTTGATGTCGGTCAGGTCCACCATGGCTCGGGCGCTGCGCAACAGCTGGAAGCTGGCTGCGCCGCTGCGCGGGTGAGTACCCTTAGACTGCTCCCATTCGGGATAGTCGGGGCAGACCTTGAACTTCGTGTACAGCCGGTTCTCAAAGCCGACAATGTCCACGCCCGCGCCCATGCGGTTCGCATCGAGTATCATGGTCGTGTTCTTGTCGAAGTCAACGCGGCTCGTGGCGACCAAGCCCTTGCGCTTGTCCATGGCTCGGATACCCAGCCCGCCCTGATGCGGCATGTACGGATGACGGATGAACACCGCGTCGTCGAACAGGGGGAGCAGCGAGCGCCGGATGACCCACGGTTTGCGGATGGTCATGCGGTTAGTGGACTCGGCCGTGTCGTGTACGACAATGCCAGCGCCCGACGCGAGCAGCGGCTGAATGTCGTCGACGTAGTGCTTACCCAGCGCGGCGATGATGCAGTAGTCGTCCAGCATATGCGGCAGGTCGGCGACCGACATGTTCTGATAGCGGACACCGTGGTCGCCGAACGGGCGCGTGAACAGTTCCGTGTTGTTGCCGATCTTGTACAGATAGACTTCGTGCCCCGCTTCCACGAGCAGGTTGTAAAGGTGGACCGTGAAGGTGGCCCAGCCGCCAAGGTTGACCTTGGTCGCATAGAGAAGGTTGAAACGTGCCATTCGGAGTTCTCCCGGCGTAGAAATGGCGGGGACGCCCTAGAGCATCCCCGCCATGGTGCGGCTATCGGCTGTGGGCCGGGTCAGCCGAGCGAAATGTAGTCCGCACGAGCGGCCCACGAGACGTCGCTCTTCTTGACGCCGGCGTCAACAGCGGCCTGAACCGTCTTCGACTTGAAGATCGTGTCGAGCAGCGCGGCGCGGGCCGTGCCAGCGCGAGCGCCGTGGTCCTTCTTGAGGACGGTGATCTTGCGGGTATCGGGGCCAGCTTCGGCCTTGGCAGCGCGGGCCTTGGCGAGCGCTTCGGGATTGCCCTTCTTGGCGGGGGTCTTGGCTTCGGCCTTCTTGGCGGGAGCCTTGGTCTTGAGTTTGTCGGCCATGATATTTATCTCCTTGGGGTTAAATTCAATCCAGTTGTTGAGCCACTCGACAGCCAATGGCGTTGCTCCGTGGGTCAGCGCTTCATTCTTTATTCCTTCTAGGATAGACTGTAAAGAACTATTTTCGTCCTCCACCCGGCGATAATTTGGCAGTTGGTGCGCCTCAATAATGCGGTGAACCACGCCGGGGCTAACGCCTTCCAAGTGGACAGTCCTGCCGACCGCTACGACCGCTCCCAGCGCGGTGCGCCCGGTAACTAGCCACTTGCCCAGCCACGGGCCACGGACCCGCGTGTACGGGTCGTTCACAAGGTACGGCTCAAAGGCCGGGGCGGGCGCTGGCTTCTTGGCCATCAGCGCTTGCCCTTCAGCGCCTCGAGCAGCGCGCTCTGCACCTTGGTCTTGCTACGCTGCACGTGGAACACGATTTCGTCGACAGTGTCGCGGGCAATGATATGGTGGACGAATACCCGCGCCGCCTTGTTGCCCTGCCGCCTGACACGCCGAATGAACTGGTCGTACAGTTCCAAGTCCCAGAACATACCGAACCAGACCACGTGATGCGCGCTGCCCTTCTGCATGTTCAGGCCGTGTCCCACGCTGGCCGGGTGGCCGAACAGAACGGATATCTCGCCGTTATTCCACTCGGTCTCCAGCTTCTTGGCGGTGGCGATGTTCTTGGCGTCGCACATGAACTTGGCCTCGGGGAACGCAACGCGCAGCCGCGAAATATCGTGGTTGAATTCGTACGCGATGAACACCGGGCTGCCGCTCAGTTCCTCTACCAAGTCCTTGAGCGCGTTGATCTTCTCGTCGTGCAGCACAAGTACGTCGCGCAGCTTGCCGGTCACCCGGCTGGCAATGTCGTCGTCGATGTAGACCGCCCCGTTGGCGATCTGTCGGCACTTGGTACTCGCGGCGGCGGCGTTGCTGGCGACTACTTCCCGGCTGTCGATCTTGGCGATCATGTCGTCTTCCAGCTGGTCGTACAGGTCGCGTACCTTGGGCGGCAGGTCCACGAATATCTTGAGCGGCACGATCTCCGGCAACTCCAGATGGTCCTCCGCGCTGGCGCGCATGGCCAAGGGCCGTAGCGCCGCGTAGATGCGCTCGCCCGCGCCCGGCTGCAAGACCCATTTCCAGCCCTGCCCATCGGGGTTGATGAAGTACTTCATGCGATAGTGCGTGACGTAGGAGCCGAGCGCGTTGCCCATGTCAAGGACGTACATTTGCCCGAACAGGTCAATCAGCCCGTTCGGCGCTGGCGTACCGGTCAAGCCCCAGCGGCGGCTGAACGTGCCGAGTACCTTCTTTAGCATCTTGAAGCGAACGCCGCTCGTGTGCTTGAACTTGGTGAGTTCGTCGATCACCAGCGTATCAAAGCCAAACGCCTTCCAGCGCCGCAGGTCCACGGTCCCGCCCTTGCTCTGCCCGGTTAGGAGCCACGGCAGCCCTTCCGGGTTGATCACGTAGATATCGGCGTCGCTGTGCAGCGCCGCCTCTTTGTGCTTGCCGTGCAGCACCGCGACGCGCAGGTGGGCCAAGTCGCTCCACTCCCCCGGTTCTTCGGGCCATACTAGCTGCGCCACGCGGAGCGGCGCAATGACGAGGGTCTTGCGGCTGACCTTGGCCTTGATCAGAGCGTCCAGCGCTTTGAGGACCGCGCTGGTCTTGCCCATGCCGGGGTCCAGCAGCAGGGCTGCCGCCCCATGCTCCAGCAGGAACTTAACGGCGCGCCTTTGATAGCCGTGCGCCAGCTTGCTCCACGCGGGAGCGGATGGCTTCGAGAGCGGCTTCTTCGTTGTCGGTCCACGCGACGTCATACCCTAATCCCTCTAACAAGTCGTGAATGTACTTCTGCTTCGGCTCTGGCTCGTAGCCGACTTCCTTGAACTCCAAGAGGAAGGGGCGACCGCCCGGTATCAAGTACAACCGGTCCGGCCACCCCGTTTCGCTGCCTCTTGGGGGTTCCAGCTTTATACTGGCTACCCCATGACGCGCAAGCGCTTTGTCACAGACATCGCGCTCCAGCTTGTGTTCTCTACGCGAAGCGCGTGGCACGGCGCACCGCCGCCTCGAGCAACCGCATCTGGTTGACCAGATGAAGCATCGCGTCTTGCAGTTCGCCGAACTGACCGCCGACCACCATGCTGACCGGGCTGGCCGTATTGTCGGCTGACGTGGAGTGGACCACGCTCGTATCGGGCTGGGGGCCGTAGTGCAGGTCAGTCGCCTCGTGCAAGCGCCGGGCCATGCTGTTCGCTTCTTCGGCCAGACCCAGCGCCAGATTGTGCAGTTCGCCGGTCGGCGTCGGCGGGCGGTCACCCGCGCCAAGCTGGGTTCGCGGTTGGGCGTCAGCGGCCCGGCATTCGTCATATCGTCCCATCGTATTTCTCCTTCTACACGAGGCCGCGGATGCGAGCAACGATTTCCATAAGGTGGACGGCCTGTGTCTTGGCGTCGTCCAGCGCGTTGTGATAGGTGCCTTGGCGGTCAGGCTTGTGGGCGGCGAAGGCAGGGCCGAACAGTTCGTCCAGCGACTTGAGCGTCCGGTAGCACCGGCCACCGAAGAACCCGGCCTTGCTGTTGAACGGGTCCACGCCAGCGGCATCCCACATTATACGGAGTATCGGGTTGTCGAAGTCGGCCCCGTTGCCGTACAGCCGGATGGACCGCATGCCGCCCATCCCCAGCAGGAAGCCGTTGAACTCCTGCATAACGTCGGGTAGCTTAGGCGCGTCAGGATGGACCGCCTCTTGAAGCACCTTGCGCGCCTCTTCGGATTGCTTGGACCACCAGTCCACGGTCCCCTGCTCGGTGCGCAGGAAGCGCTCAAGGCTGTCGCTCAAGCTGACCACCCGATAGAATTCCTGATGCAGCGTACCGGCGTCGGGGTCGAACCGAACGGCTCCGATGCTAAGGCCGACGCAGCCGGGCATCGTGCCCATTGTTTCCAGATCGACCATTACGTGATTGATATCAGCCATGATGGGCCTCCATTAAGTTGAACGCACGGGCAAGCGCGTCGGTTGCGGTTTCGTCGCCCAGCTTGACGACCTGTACGTTGCGAGTCCGCCGGGTATAGCGGTCTCCCGTGGTCTTCTCAATCACCAACTCCATGCGGGCGGCATTGAGTTCGATATTGACGTTTTCCAGCTTCATCGGCTATCCCTCCCTAGAATTTGCAAGGGCCACCCTTGGCCTTGCTGAAGTTGCACCAGCGACACTTGTCGTTCGGCGTGGGAGCGAACCGCTTGTCCTTGAACATGGGGACGATGCGGTCTTCCCACTCGCGCTGGATTTCGGCGAATACCTTGATGGGGTTGCCCTCATCGTCGGTCATGCCCGGCTCCCGCCCGTAGGACCGCAGCACTTCGTTGTCCTTGTCCTGATCGACGTACCACAGGCGGGTTTGCACGATGTTCACGTCCGGCCACTTGATGAACGGGGCGCAGCTGAAGAGTTCCACCTGTTCCTCGTTCGTGTCGTACTTGCGCCCGGTCTTGAAGTCGATCAGGTCCACGGTATCGTCGTCGTACTTGACCACGACGTCGCAGACGATGCGCAGCCAAGTGTCGCTGCCGAACCAGCTTGTCGGCGTCCACTGCCGGGTGAAGCCCCACTGCTGCTCGACCATCGGGTCGAGGCCGCGGAGTTGCTCCATTTCCTCGCCGAAGTGGGCGTACTCCTTCGGCACCGCCTTGGGAGCCTTCTTAGCCGACAGGTAGTTCTCTCCCAGCTTGTGAATATCGCTGCCGCGCTGCATAGCCGGGCTGCCGGGCTCGGGCAGCTTGTCGAGATACTTCAACTTGAAGCGCAGCGGGCATTGCTTATAGTCGGCGTATCGGCTGTACGACCATGCCGTAATTCCGTTGCTCACGTCTTGGTTTCCTTGTGTTCGTCGCACAGAAAGTGCTTACCATCGGTGCGGCAGCACACGATGCAGATAACGGGCAGAGTCAATGCGTCGTCTCCCCCGGTGCCTCGATCTCTTCCACCGTGAAGTGCGGCTTGGCAGTTTCAACGGCGATATCCTGCACGAAGCCCTTGAACATGTCCTCCGGCATATTCGTGGTCGACATCACCTTGCCGTCTGACAGGACGACGAACAGGGCGATCAGTACCCCCTCGCCCGCCGCGTGGCTGATAGCCGCCGTTATCTGGTCGCCCATATGGGGTAGCGCCGCGTTGATAGATGCGAAGCGCTCTTTGGTTTCCTCACTCATAGTCACTTTTCCCTTCTTCAAACTTCTTGAGATCTCCCCAAGTTTTACCGGACTTGCCTTCACTGAGCAGCGGAACGTCCAGCTGCTCAGTGATCATTTCCATGCTGTCGCGCAGCACTGCCATTTCGGCCTTGGGGTCAGGGCCGCTGGACACGTTGAGTTCGTCGTACACTTGGACAAGGAACCGGCCCTTGCGCTTGGGATGCTCATTGTAGTTGATCATCGCTTGCTTCGTAACGTCGGCCGCGCTGCCTTGGCATAGATAGTTGAGTAGCTTGTACTCAAACGTCATCTCGCGCCCGAACCTCTTGTTGAACGCCGGTGACTCCACGTAGTACGCGCGCCCGCCCCACGTATAGAGGCAGTCGCCGCGCTTGCCTATGGCCTTGGTCTCAGCGCTCAGACCGCCGCGCCCGTTAATGCTGGGCAGGGCTGCGCCATGGGCCGCGAGCAGGTCCTTGGCCTCCTCCATGGAGCAGCCGATACCGCTGGCCGTGGCCGGTGCGCCGCCGCCATAGATTATGCGGAAGTTGGCGATCTTCACGGACTTGCGCACGAACGACTTGCCGGTCTTCTGCTCGATAAGGTCGGCAACGTATTGGTGAACGTCCAGCCACGGGTCTTCCTGATACGCGGCTAGTAGCGGTCCATCCTCAAAGTGTGCGAGGAGTCGCAACTCTTGCCCGTTATAGTCACGGTGGAGCCAAGTTTCACCGTCGTCGGGCAGGAGATAGCGCCGGACGAGGGGCAGTGGATCCAAATGCAGAAACGCGGGGTGATCATACCCGTCATCGTTGGCGTCCCATGATTTGCTGATGTTCAGGAAGTTCGGGTCGCGGGTACTCGGTCGCCCGGTGCGGGTGCCGCCCTCGCCGCCGCGCACTTGGTTCCAGTTCGTGCTGATGCGGCCATCGCCGCGCGCCTCGGCTTGCGCCAGCCACGGCAGCATGAACATTTTCAGGCAAGTGGACATGCGGTTGCGATAGCCGAACGCGCTCGCCACGCGGGGGTCTTTGTACAGGTCCGGCGTCAACGTCTTCTTGCTGATGCTGAACTTGCCGGTGGGCGTCAGCGCCAGCTGGTCCTCGCGCACGATCTTGGCGCGCAGCAGGGCCTCCAGCACTTGGGCGTCGTTATCGAAGCTGATGTCGGCCTTTAGGCGCTGGCGCAGCCAGTTGTCGGCAGCCTCTAGGGCGGCGCTGAACACCTTCACGTCCTTACGCAGCCGCTTCACGTCGATGCGTATACCGATGCGCTCGTTGTCGAGGAACAGGGGCATCACCCGCTGCTCGCGCACGTAGGCCTCGTGCATGTCATGCTCGTTAATGACATAGTCCCATTCGCTCTTGAACAGGTCGAAGGTGCGGTCCGTGTCGCCGCAAGCGTACCGGCCAACCAGCTTGCCGGGGGCCTTACTGATCATGCTGCCCCACTCGCTCGGCTTGAACTTGCCGTACTTGGACTCGAGCATCTTCTTGTTGCCAAGTATCCACGCCTTGAGTTCATCCTGCTCGTCAGGCGGCTCGCCAAGGAACCGTTCGGCCAAGCCCTTCAGGTCCAGCTGCCGGGCATGGGGGTCGCGCAGGAACATGAGGAACATGGTGTCGTGTACGTCATCAGCTGGCAGCCGCCGCATGCCAAGGTGCGTCTCGGCTACGTCTGTATCGAACTTGCCGTTGTAGAACAGGACACCGGGCTTCCACACAGCCTTCAGTTGACGCTTGGCGTCCGCCGCCGTACAGTTGTTTTCCTCGGGATGGCCCCATGCCAAATAGCGGGACTTCTTGCCCGGCTCCTTGATGCTTACGCCGACCGGCTTGGGCGGATAGGCTGGGCGACCTTCGATCGACTCTGTTTCAAAGTCAATCGTGGTCACAGTTGGTATGCGCATTCAAATTCTCCCGCCGAAAGTTCGGGGCCGCGCGGTGGAGTAACGCCGCCGCCCCGTCTGGCTAAGCCAGCAGCTTGATCAACGCTTGCGGGCAGCGCCGCCCTTGCCAGTCAGCTTCTTGCTGGCGCTGGCCGTGCGCTTCGTGTCTTCTTCCTCGTCCTCCTTGAACGGGGTGTACGGGAAGTCGATCGTCTCGTGCAGCTTGCGATAGCGCTCCATCAACACGGGGATGAGTTCGTTCTCGACCGGCTCCACCAGTTCGAAGTTCACCTTGAACTGCGACTTGGGGTCGGGCGTCAGATAGACGCGGGTGTACACCGCGAACAGCGGACGCTGGAGTTGGTCGGCAACGTCGCGGACGTAGGCATCGAAGCCCTTGCCGCTCATAACCGGGATTTTCAGGTACGCCTCTTCGGCGGTACGGAAGTGTTCCGGGTCGTCGATAATTTCAAGGTCGTACCCGCCGCCCCGGCCGATGGGCTTATACGTGCCAGCGGGGATGAGCGCGAGGCG